AGTTGTTCTACCTACTTCAATAAATCCATTACCTGTTGCCTGAAGGTCTGTGTAAACTTTTTCCATTGTTTTTGTAAAACTATCATCATCGTTTAAATTTTCTAGCCAATCACGTAGTTGAATCTTGGCTCTTTCAATACGATTACGAGCACGGTCTACCGCACTTGCATCTTCATTCATTTCAAACCTTAACAGCGTTCTATCTGAAATATCAAAACGATATCCCAAACCTACAACGTTTTCTACCTTAGCATCAATAGCAGCATGATTAGCAAATGATGTGTCATAGAAGTTGGCTAACTCATACATGTTATATGGAGGAGTTATTACGTCAAATAGTCCGTAGCCATTTCTGTATACCGTGCCAGGATTGATTTGTTTTGATCCAGCATCTACTCCAGATGGTGTTGCATTTGCTGCATCTAGATACGCAGCATTAAACTCTGGTGCAGCATACTTTGTTAAATTGCGTGTTGTTCTACGACGAAAGTTTTGGTCAAGGCCAACGTAATCTTTTAAAACATCCCAACTTCTGTTAAAAGGATCGTGTGATTTAAAGATGTTGTCTTCTTTTTCTTCTGTATTAAGACTTGCACGGATATACTGTTCTTCACTCATCCATTGCCCCTCTTCCATGTTTTTCTAATGTCTGTTGTGCTGCATGCCAAGCACCTAAGTCATTCATTGAAGGAATTAATCCTTCTCTTAGTCTTTCTTTCTGTTCGGAATACTCTTCTTCGCTAACCTGAGTTAACCCTGCCACGAATACCGCTTGGCCAAGTCCATCGTCTCCATTGTGTATTGCGACCTTTTTTAATTCTGCAATTTTTGTAAGATCTCCGCGGTCGGACGGGATGTTTAAAACTGAGCCATCTCCGTCTGTAAACCATTTACCTGTAGATGTCTTATATACATAAAGACCCCAGTCATAGTGCTTATCTATTACCTGACGACGTACATTTTTAACATAAGGTTTACCAGTTTTTGGGTTAATTAAAGATTCCATAACCATAAGTATATCAGACTATACTGGTGTGGAGACGTTCGTTGACCATTCAGTATCTGCATATACATTTAATTTTTCAGGTTGATAGACTAAGCCTTCTCCGTCATCAACGATTATCTTATTTGTGCCTATATATGTTTTATAGATATCTGAGGGATTAATACCATAGAACTCTGATGATCCTATTACTAACATGCCATCCCAAGTAAAGTTATTTAACCAGAACTGCCAATCATTTGTTGTGATACCGTCTGTTAGTACTTGAAACCAAGGCCTAAATGTTCTGCTTTCAACCTCTTGTAGACTGTTTGCCTGATAATATGCAATGTTATTGAATAATATTGGCCCCGTCAAATTTATGCTTCCAAGATATGAATTATATACAAGAGAGGTTAAAAATGCTACACCTATAGATGACCACTCTTTAAGAGATAGGACTGGCTCTCTTACTAGGCTACCATTTAAATAAAATCCAACACCATTGTAGGGTACACCGTTTTGATTTAAAACAAATATTCTGCCTCTATCTAGATCAGTGCTGTTTGCCTGTAAGTAAAACTTTAGAGTTCCACTCTTATGGTTAATTTCAAAAATCTCTGTCGCAGTTGCTGGAAAAGCGTCTTGGTCATATCTTAACCACAATTGCATAGCGCTTACCTTATAACTTGTTGCCAGTTCTTTATTAATTGGAAGATTTAGTCCACGATTTTCTAGAATATTTATTTCACCACGTACTTCAATTCCAGATGTTTTTGTCAGGTATAGGTATGGGGTGCTTTCTTTATATATGCTAAATGGATTCTTAGACTTGTAGTCAAAATAAATGCCATTCTTTTTATATGGAAATAGGTCTACTCCAAATCTTGTTCCTACTGGATTAAAAGAATTATCGTTAAATGCTTGAGAGGCCAACTGTAATTTATTTAATAAAATTGGCTTAGTTAAAACTCCACGACTGTTAAATTCAAGACTATAGACAATTGCAAGTATATTAAAATCTACAGTCTTAATTGGATAAATTAATGTATTATTTAAAATCTCAAATCTTGTTGTTTCCCAGTCTTCGTAGTTATTTAAGTCAAGGACTTTATATTCATCTGGCTGTTCTTCATTATCAAAAGAGGTAGGAACGTTTGCACCATCTGCAACATACTGAAATGTTACATAACTTTTTATTTGTGCGCCATCTGTATTGTAATAAGAGGAGTTCGTTCCAGACTCCTGCTGTAAAGTTGTTGTTGTTGGGTATCCTAGATTAAATTGTAAAAAATCTATCTCATAAAATTCTTCACCACTATTATTTTTTACAAATTGAGCAAAGTAAGAAAGTGGTAAATAGTCTTGCCAGTACCCCGCAACGCCTATGTCTAAGAAATATTTTTCATATGCTTCTGATGGAAGAATTGTATAACTGGCTGTGTGATCAATTAATTGTTGACCCTTGTCTAATTCAATAAAACCATTTGTGTCAATGTAGGTTGTTATTTTTGTAGAATTTAAGGTTGTGCTCAAACCAATAGAATAAAGTCTTCCTGTAAAGGTATAGTCTCCAGAGTCATCTCCACACACATACATTTTTAATGAACTTTGATTTCCAAAAAATGAACTTACGTTACTGCCAAATTTTTCTGATAATGTTTTTATATTAAACCCAACTGCAAAAAGGCTATTGGAGGTTATTGCACTAGAAGTAAATAATAGTTGAGTCGTTCCGTTATAGGTTAAGGAGTATTTAATTAAATTTCCGTCTTTAAGAATTGTAAAATAGTTATTGTTTAAGGGGTTGTATATTTTAAATAATAATTCATCCGATGCTAAGTTATGAGAACTAAAGACGCCATAACAACTCTCAACCTCGCTTGACAATAAGTTAAATCTTGAAAAATTAATGTATGACTCAATAGAGTTCCAGGTATTATTAGGCTTAAAAGACAAAAACTTATCAGTAATAACAGGACCAGACTCGTTATCTTGTACATCTTTGTTATCATCGTACAGATCTTGCAATGTCTTTGTGCCTAAGAATATTTCTGGCAAGGCATACTCAGGTGTTCTTAAACTTGTTTGAGTGGTTGCTAGATTGTCAAAACTTCCCTGATCCCAGCCAGCAAAATCTGGATAGTTATAATTAGAAGTATAATCTGCAAAAGGATAATCTATAAAGGCAGTTGTTCCTCCATAGGATGAGTTTATTCCTTCTGCAGAAACAACTCCTTGTCCGTAGACCCACCTGCGCTTTGCAACTGTAACTGGAACCTGATAAGAATATATAGCAACACAATCAATTTCAAAAGGATACACAGTATTGCTTGCATAGAATCCTACCCAATCTTGACTATCTCCGCTGTTATCAAGTTCTTCTGGAAGAGTCAAATTTGCGGTATCTAAAGATAGCGATAGAACTTCTTCACCATTAACCAATAAAGATGCAGAATCTTTAATTAAACGAATATGGATAAGCATTGGTCTAAACCATTCGCCAACGAAGTGTGATGCAAATTGATCACCAATAACTAATGTTAAAAATCCGTCTTCAACATATAAACCATCTTCCGATGATATTGGTCCAAATATTTTAAATGGCGTAGATGTATTTGCTGCTATTCTTGCCCAGAACTCAACTGTATAATCGTTATACTGCCCTTTTTTATTTAAAAATCCTTTGCCTGGAAGTATTACAGATGCGTCAGTGTTTGGTTCTAGTCGTGTCACTCCGTTTGCACCGTAAACTAAAGGAATACCTGCATTTTTACATTTTAGACCACCCTCAGTAATGTAGTATGCAGAGTCTTCTGCAATTCCGTATGCTTGTGCTTCTACTGCATCATAGCCACCATAAATACTTATGTTTGATGGAACTGTGATTTCTGTTATTCCATTTAAAGAGTATGTGTTGAACTCTTCATTCCATTGCCCCAAGGTAATACCATTTATATAAAATTCGTTATCTGCTGATGTTGCTGCTCCTTCAAAAACTTTAATTTTAATTACAAGTCTTAGTTGTGCAGAAACATTTGGAATTTCAAAAGTTTCAGAAATAAACCCCCACTTTTGATAAAGTGTGCTAGTAAAGGTTTTTAAATTTTGAACTATCGTTGA